GCTTCTCGGCGATCTCGGCCTTGTTGGCGTCGCGGTAGGCCCGCTTCTTCTCGGCGATCTCGGCCTTGTTGGCGTCGTAGTAGGCCCGCTGGTATTCGCGGTCGTTCATGACGCGTGCCTGACGAGCCGATGGCCGACCGGCGATGGAATGGCCTGGTTGTGCAGCGCCCAGGCGTCGGCGTCAGAGATTGCTGCTCCGCACGAGCAAGTGCCGAGCTGGCGGTCGCCTGTGTCGCCACGGATGGGCGCGACCAGGGCCAGCTCCGGCAGGACGGCGGGTGCAGCGGTCGCAGTCGTGGACTCGGTCTCAGCTGGGAACCACCTCATCCATCCTTCGATGGTCGCCGGGTCGAGGTCGAGCTGCTCGGCGGCGGCTTGGGCACCGATGTCCCGGCCCAGGTCGGCGCCGGCCCGTTTGGCCGAGGCGGTGAACATGCGCCGCAGCGGCCTCGCCGGTGGCGACTTCGGCTGCGTAGCCGGGGGCACCGGCTGGTCGATCTTGCGTGCGGGCACAGGCGCTGGGTCGTTGACGACCTGGCCTCCGGCGACCGAGCGGATGCTGGCGATGGCAGCGTCGAGGGCCGACACACGTCGGGCCAGGTCGGCGCGCTCGGCCTCGAGCAGAGCCAGCGAGGCGGCAAGAGAGCTCATCGGGTACCTCCCATGAGTGCGACGACGAGGCGCCAGGCGTCGGTGACGAGCTGGGCCTCGTGGGCGTCGAGGGTTCTGCGCACGCGCAGGCGGTCGATACCGCCGACCTCGCGGCAGAACCGCCGGATGGCGGCGACGAGGCTGAGGGCGGAAGCGGGGGCGACGGTGGCTGGGTCGATCTCGGTTTCGCTGATGGTGACGAACGCCTGGTCGGGCCAGTGGCCGGCCGGGTTGTGGCAGCGGTACCGGGCGGGGTGGTGGACGATCTCGCCGTCGTCGGAGATGGTGTCGGGTTGGCCGGGGTTGACGTGGACGACGATGCCGCCGCGGGCTGCGATGTCGCCGAGGGGGTCGGTGCGGGTCCATGCTTCGCAGCCGGGGGTGATCTCGGCGATGGCACCGATGGTCCGGGCGCCGAATCGGGAGTCGAGGAGGGGGCGTTCACCGCGGATCCAGCCTTGCTGGCGGCCTTTGTGGGCGTCGATGGAGGCTTGGGCTTCGGGGGTGAGCATCAGCGTTTGCGTGGCCATCCGGCCCGGCGGTTGGCGCCGCGGACGATCTTGGCGCCTCGACGGATGACCTCCTGGTGGCGTCGGCGTTGAGCGACGAGCTTGGTGACGTCGGTCGACTTGACGTCGACGGTGGAGCTGGCCCGGGCCATCACAGCGGCTCGGGGTCGTCGTCATCGCCGTACTCGTAGGACGGGCGCGGCGGCGCCGCGGTGAGCGCGAGGCGGTAGATCGGCGCCGGTCTGGCCATACGGGCGACCTGGCGGGCGGCTTCCTCGCTGACCGGGGTGATCCGGTACACGCTGGCGCCGCCGAAGAATTGGGTGATGAATGCGTCTTCGCCGGCGGCCAGGTCGTGGTCCTTGGGGATGTCGATGCGCCCGAGCGCTGAGCCGAAGTGGGATTCCTCGGTGAGGCGGCCGGCGAGGCGGACGTGGCCCATCAGCTCGACGATGGCCCACTGGTCGAAGGTCTCGGTGTCGTCAGGCATTAGCACGCCTGTCGTCCCACTCGGCGATCCGGGCGTGCTGAAGGGTCGAGTAGGCGTGTTTGCCGTCGTGGCCGCGCGGGCGGGTGCAGCACACGGCCGCCCAGTCGCCGGGCCTGATCTCGATGTTCGGGCCGGGCTGGTTGCAGATGGCCGGGGTGCGGGTGCTCACCCCCCCCCCGTTTCACTCGCCGTCTCCGTCCACCAGGCGAAGCTGCCGGTCCTCGATGTGGTCGGCAGCGACCTTCGCGAAGGAGGCGACGTCGCTGCGCCACAGGCCGTGGCGGCGGACGATCGCTTCGAACTCCTCCAGGTCGTGTGCGACCAACCCGAGTTTGACCGTGCCGTCGTCGCCCTCGACAACGTTGCAGTGGGACAGCTCGTGATCGACAAGGGCACGGCGGCCGGCCCCGTCGAGGGCCTCCCATATGTCGGCGGCGATCTCGATCACGAAGAACGGCTCTATTTCCTCCTCGTCGTCGGGCTCGTTGGACGCGAGGTAGGCGTTGAGGCCGGTGATCTTGCGGGCCCGCCCCCACACGGCCTTGCCGTTGCTGTTGGCGTGCTCGGAGCGGAACACGTACTCGATGCGGATGTGGCCGTAGTCGAGCAGCCGCTGGTGGTGTGCGGAGATGAGCTCGGCGGCGGTTGCGGCTACCGAGGGGGCGGGGGTGTAGCGCACTGCCATCAGAAAGGCTCCTCGTCTGGGCCGTAGGTGGTCTGTTGGGGCGGGTTGAGCCACGTCTGGTATTGGGCGGCGACATCGTCCCAGCCGGTCGGCCAACGCCCGGCCCGGATGCCGGCGAGGACGGAGACGGCGATCCCGTAGGCCGAGAGGGTCATGTCGTTGGCTTTGTCGCTGGTCCCGTTGGTGCAGGAGAAGATGACGGTGCGCACGACGTCGGGGTCGAGGCCTTCGCCGTGGACTTCGAACAGTTCGCGCACCGGGCCCATCCGTGGCGTCTTGGCCGCGTGGTGCGCTCCCGGCGGGTCGCCTTGGTCGGGGTCCCTTGTTCCCGGCTTGGCAGGCGGCCCTTCACCCGAAGGAGGCGGGCTAGCCGGGAGCGGATCGTCGACGACCTCGGCGTCGATGACGCCGTCGTCGAGGGGGCCCGTCTCCCCGACCGGCCCGGCGGGGGCAGACGCCGCGGCCGGGGAGACGAGAGCGTGGTCGACGATGTCGCCGAGCAGGACATGCGGGCAGGCGATCTTGACGGCGCGCTTGGCCGCAGATTTCCACAGCATGTCGGTCCGGTAGTTCCACCAGGCGTCGAATCGTTTCACCTGGCCGGAGTCGACCAGAGCGGTGGCCCAGTCCGGCCACGGCTCGTTCACCCGCTGGCCGTTGACGCGCACGACGAGCTTGGTCGGGTAGCTCTTGCCGCGGTCGGTCTGATTCCATTTCTCGACCCACTCGTCGAGGCGGTGGGCGTCGGCGGCCATCTCGATGGTGAACTCGACGGTGGTGGCCGGCGCGCCGAAGGGGTTCTCGATGCGGGCTACGGCCCGCTCCGCGGTGCGTTCGACAGGGACGATGCTGTACCCGTTGTGGTAGGCGAGGCCTTGGTAGAGGTGGGCGGAGGGCGCGGCGCGGCCTTCGATCCAGTCGAAGGCGTCGTTGATGCCGGGGATGGTGGCGGGCAGGCCGTAGGCGTCGAGGGAGAGCATGATGGCGCCGACGGCGTGGGCGTCGCCGGCGATCTCTTTTTTGAGGCCGGGCATGGCGGCGATGATCCGGGCCCGGGCCATGAGCCGGTCGAGGGCCCGCTGGTCGTCGCCGTGAAGAGCAACCTCGGCGCCGCTCACGCCACCGCTCCGAGAGGCTCGTCGATCGGGCGGTAGATCAACCTCACGCCCCGGCCTCCTCGTGGTCTGGGTCGAGGAGCTGGCGTTCGGGATCGGACAGCTCGTAGCCGGCCGCCTCGAGGTGGAGCAGGAAGCGGCGCACCACCGACGCCAGGTCGTGGTCGTGACGGGTGTACGCGGCGAACGTCCAGCCGTCGGCGGCGTCGAGGACGATGGCGTACACCACCTGGGATTGGGTGCCGATCTGGTCGCCGGCGCGCTCCTGCACGCTGGCCGGCATCTCGTCCCAGGCGGGCTCGTCGACGTCGGGTGCGAGAAGGTCCCAGACACCGTCGAGGACGATCTCGGACATGACCGGCAGGACCCAGGCGGCGAGGGCGATCACTTCGAGCGGGCGCGGCTTGTCGAGGAGGGTGCGGAAGAACTCGCGGCGGCGTTGTCGGTCGCCGTTGCGTTGAGCGTCCTGGGCTTTACGCTCTTCGGCGGCCTGGTCGACGGTGGTGTCGTCGCCGAGGGCCTCGGTGCCGGTCGGGCCAAGCCGCATCGGGCTCTCGCCGGCCGGCTCTTCGTCATCGTCCCGGTCGTCCTCGGGGTCGGGGTGGCGGGAAGGGTCGGTGCAGCAATCCTCGGTATCGCCCGTGTGCGTCACGTGGACGGCGTGGCATGGCTCGATGGTGTGGTCGAAGTCGGTGCCGAGATCGAGATAGACGACCCGGCACGGCGGATGCTTCCGGTTCCATCCGGGTCGCTCCTCTACCACGGTCACGCCGGCCTTGGTCAGCTCCGCGATCTTCTTGGCCCGGGCCTTCTCCCACACGTGGTGTCTCACCGCTTGGGCGATGTCGAAGGCGCGCGGCGGACCGTTCTTCCACAGCTTGTCGACGGTGGTGGTGTCGAGGGCGGCGAGGGCGGTGCCTTCCTCGACGGTGATCTCGCCGTGGTCGAGCGCGGTGCGGGCCCGGTCGGGCAGTTTGAGCAGGCCGAGCCGTTTCGAGATGTGCGGCTGGGAGGTGCCGAGGAGGTCGGCGATCTGGCGCTGGGTGCGGCCGAGCTTGGCGAGCTCGCCGATCCCGGTGGCCTCTTCGAGGGGGGTGAGGTCTTGGCGGGCCAGGTTTTCGACGATCATGATCTCGAGGGCGCCGGCGTCGTCGGTGGCGCGCACGATGGCGGGGACGGTGGGCAGGCCGGCTTTGCGGGCGGCGTCGAGGCGTCGGTGGCCGGCGAGCAGCTGGAAGCCGTTGTCGTTGGGGCGGACGACTAGGGGCTGGAGGATGCCGACGGTGGCGACGGAGGCGATGAGGGTGTTGTCGGCTCGGGCGTCGCGGCGCGGGTTGTTGGGGTTGGGGCGGATGCGGTCGAGGGGGATGTCGAACGCGGCGGGATGGTTGGGGATGGCGGCCTGGTCGAACGGTTCGGCGTCGACGGTGACGGCTTTGAGGGTTCGGCTGCGGGTGGCCATTACCGTCGGCTCCGGTTGCAGGTGGGTAGGTTGTGTGCGTCCATCGGTGTGGCCCTCCCGTGGCCGGGCTGGTGGTTAGGTCGGCATTCCCCGGGCTGGTGCACCGGGGGTGTCGGCGTGGCGGTTGCAGGTGGCGTCGATCGCCCAGGTGGGGCGTTGGCAGGTGGTGCAGGGGACGGGGTGGTCGCGGTGGTCGCCGGCGGGGCTGACCGTCCGGTCGACGTCGGCGGTCATGAGGCGGCCTTGTCGGGGTCGAGGAGTGTCTCGACGTCCTCGCGGGCGAGTCGCCAACTGCCGCCGGGGAGTTGTGCCGCTCGGATGTGGCCGGCTTTGGCGTAGCGGATGATCGTCGAGATCGATACCCGCAGTTCCTGGGCCGCCTCTTCCGTGGTCATCCATCCGTGAGCCATGGATCGCTACTCAATCATGATTGGAGTTACCTGTCAAGCTCTGGTCCCGCGAGCATCTCTTGACATTCCCATCAACACCGCACACACTGTGCGCATGACTGAGGCATCGGTGATTCCCATGAGGGGCTGGAAGCCGCGGCTGTCATTCGCTGACCGCCTGCGGCTCGTCCGGATCCAGTACGGCGCGATCGTGGGCGAGAGGGTCGGTCAGCGAGAGATGGCCCAACTGCTCGGCGTCTCGCAGCCGACCTACGGATCGTGGGAAGCCGGGGTCAGTGTGCCCCGGCATTTAGTGCCTACGGCCAAGAAGATCGTCGACCTGACGGGTGTAAATGCGGCGTGGCTCCTAGGGCTTGACCGCTTCGATCCCGGCCCTCCCGCGCAACCGGTCGCTACATCGGATAGCGACGCTGACCTGCCCGAACATGGATCGTGGTGTATCCAAGCGCCCCGCCTAAAGCTACTCCCGGTAGCAGCATGACGGCCCGGGACGCACCGGCCAGCGAGGGAACTATCGCCCTCATGACAACGCCAACCCTCAACCACCACATCCAGCGATACGTCGAGGAACGTCACTCCCTCGGTCGGCTCAACACCGAGACCGCCATGCGGGTCGGCTACCGCCTGCGCCGATTCTCCGACCACTTCGGCCGCCGGCCGCTCAGCCAGTTGACGGTCCGCCACGTCGAGCAGTGGCTCGTCAGCATCCGCCACCTCTCCCCCGGCACCCGCCGGCTCAACCTGTCAAACGTCTCGTGCCTCTGCCAGTGGCTCGTCGACCAGGGCGCCCTCGGGAAGGATCCCACCAGAGGGCTATCGATCGCGAAACCTCGCGCCGTACCGCGCGCGCTGTCTCTCGACCGGGCGGTGGCGCTGGTCAGCCACGTCGAGCAGCTCGACGACCCCCGGGCCCGTGTGATCGTTGCGCTCATGTTGTACTGCGGGCTCCGGTGCTGCGAAGTGTCGTGGGCGGACGTCGATGACTACGACGATCGGGCCCGGACTCTCCTCGTCCGGGGGAAAGGCGGCCACGAGCGCGTTCTCCCCGTGCCGGCGCCGGCGGCCGCCATCCTGGACATCTACCTGATCGGGCGTGGCATCGTCTCCGGGCCGTTGTTCCAATCGCAGAACAGCCCGGGCGTTGCTCTCACGCCCGGGAGTATCTCGCGGCTGGTGGCGGGCTGGATGGTCGACGCCGGCGTGAAGCGGGCCCGCTACGACGGTCGGTCCGCTCACGCCCTGCGCCACACATGCGCCAGCGACGTGCTGGAGGCCTGCAATGACGTGCGGATCGTCCAGAAGCTGTTGGGCCACGCGAGTGTAGCGACGACCGAGATTTACCTCCGACGGGTCGGTCTGAGCAAGCTGCGGGCCGCCGTGGAAGGCCGGAGCTATGACCGGGCGGCCTGAGCGCCGCCTCGGTGGAGAGGAAAGACAGTTATGACGACTTGGCCTTGGGTGTGGTGGCGGCAGCGTGGTGACCGACGCCGGTGGCTGGCTGCCCGAGCCGCCGATAGCGACGGCAAGCAACTGGTCGCGGAGTCAGAGCTGTTCCTGGCGAAAGTGCACAACCAGCTGACCTAATTATTCTGCCGGCATACTCGTAAAGTGGTGGGCCGATGGAGCGGGCGTCAGCCGTGCTGGGTATCCTGATCCCCAGCAGGCGTGACCAGGACCGGCATTATGGGACCCCGCTCGGTCACGATGCGCCGAGGTAGTTCATGGCCGTCGCTGAGAGCGTGGTCGCCGTGTGCGGAAACGCTGGCGGTGCCGTCTGAGCGGTATCGGAGATCCCGGAGAGGATGGGGGCGATACCGAACGCCACATTGCCCGCTCCACCGACGCCGAGCAGGTTCGGCACCGTAGTGGCAGCGACCATCAGCCCGATGTAGTGGAGCCCGGTGTAAGTGGTCGTGAACGACGTAGCCGCTCCGGCGGCGGTGGCAGCGATAGCCTGGGTGCTGAGGGTTGCGGCGGGTATGGCTGCCGAGGTCTGATCTGCGGTGGTCGCCAGTTGCACCCTGGACGAGTCGTAAAGTCCCATCCACCAGTGCGTCATAGTCGCCCCCGGGACCGTGCCGGCGACAAAGGTGAGGTTGTGGACAACCGTGCCGGCGGTGAGGTAGACGGCGGCCATGTAGAGCGTGCCGGAGACCAAACCGCCGCTCGTGTTCGAGGTGATGGCAGAGCGAGGCATCGTCTCCGTTGACCACCCCGTGGGGAGCAGATCGGATAGGGGCGGTGCCCCGATAGAAGATGGCTTAGCGCCGGGAATGTTCGGATAGATGATCCCGGTCCCGGCGACAGTGTTCGGGATGGGAACGGTCCCGGTCGCCCAGGGGGTGCCGTTGATGTTGGCGCCAGTGTCCAGCCAGAACACCGATTCGGTGCCCATGGGCATCTCGACGTAGTGGTCAGGTGCGGTCAGGACCCCGGTGGACCCCGTCACCCGCCACAGGGCCACGACGCCGGTTACCCCGTTGTCGTTGTTGATCGTGAGGCTGTTGGTCCCGGCGACTTGGGTGGTGGCGACCGAGGCAGCCGACAGCGGCGTGTACTGGCCCAGGCTGTTCTTGAAGGCCGCCACGTACTGGTACTGGCCGCCCGAGACGAGGGTGCCGGGCGATCCGCCGAAGGTGATCCCGGCCGCGGTGAACGCCGATGGGGCGCCGAGCGTGTTGGTGGCCATGGCGGCATTGTTCGGGAGCGTGACGGCCCAGCCGCCCTCCTGGTAGCGCACGTCGAACGAACCGCCAGCGATAATGTCCGCGCCGGCCGTGAGCGCCGTCTGGATAGCTGTCACCGTCGAAGTGACCCTGAGTGCCCGCGGGTTGGCCGCTATCTTCCCGGTGCAGTCCCGGCACCGCAGCAGAGAACCCTTGTTCATCGCCACGATGTTGATGTCGGGGTCGGCGGCGATGTCGGTCAGCCCGTAGTAGTAGGTCCAAAAGTCGACGTGGCGGAGAAGCAGGTCGGTCGGCTTGAGGGTTGACAGGTGGTCGTTTATGACGATCGGAGACCGGCCCGGTGCCGTCGTTCCCACGCCAGTGACAAATGCCGAACTGTCGATCACAACATTGGAGCAGTCAACGACCATAGGTGTCGCCGGGCCGTTGGCCACGGGCTGGCCGCCGTCAGCGTGCGCACCAGAGATGTGAACCGAGGTGCAGTTGCCGAGGTACAGGCCGTCGCCAACCATGCCAGTGATCGACGCTCCCAGGTTGCCGATGATCTGGGCGAGCGACGCGGCTTTCGGGGCATCGAAGCGCAGGTTGTCACCCTGGTTCTCCTGAACGCAAGCCATGTTCCCGACGATGACGTTCGCCATGCCGCTGATCGTCTGGACGCCCTGGGCCGCGAAGTCCTTGAAGGAGTGGCCGTCCGAGTACCCCCACCACCAGCACAAGGCCAGAGCGTTCTGTATGCCCACGTTGTCGAACTGGGTGGAACTGGTGTTGTCAGCGACCAGGACGGGGGTTTGCTGCACGACGAACTGGCCGGTGGCGAGCGTGATCGCGGCCCCGTAGAGGAACTTGCAGCCGGTCAACGTCGTGCCGGACACCGCGGCGTAGGAGATGACGGCGACCCCGGCGTTGCTCACGACCCGGACGGTTCCCGCCGCCGTGAACGCGGGCGCTGACGGCATCGTGCCGAGGTTGAGCACGCCGGACCCGGTGAAACTGGTAGCGGCGACCGCGTTAGAGCCGGCGGCGACGGTCGAGCCGGCGGCGGGGGCGAGCGAGCCGTCGATGAGACCGTGGGACACCTTGAGGCGTTGGCCGTTCGGGAACGACGCGCCGGTAGCACGGGTGGCGTCACAGACCAACACCTGGGCCGAGGGGGTGGCGCTGATCTGGTAGATAGCGTTCCCGTTGCCGAGCGTGAGACCGCCAGAGATGTAGGTGACGTTGGTCAGCGTCGTCCCGGACGCGGCGCCGAATGAGACTGCCGCCGAGCTTGCCCCGGACACGATCACGGCCGTCCCGCCACCCGCCGAGAAGCTGGTCGTTGCCGCCAAGGTCAGGGTGGACCCGGCGAGACTGGCGGCAGAGGTGTATTGGGTGACCGCCGCTCCGGTGGCCACAACGCCGTTGGTGGCGGTCCCGGTGGGAACACAGCCGGTCAGTTGATTCCCGCCCGACGTGCCGGTGTAGGTGACCGTCTGCAAACCGAGGGATGTCACCACGGTGACGGCGCCCGAGGTTGCCAGCCCGGCCGTGCTGACCACGGCCAGAACACCGGGCGACGGGGTTGCCCATGATGCGATGGTCGCTATCGCCCCCCCGTTGGAGCCCACATCGACGGTCGTGGCCGGTACTGCCAGCGCTGAGACTGCTTGCACGAACGACGATCGGAGCGTGTTGTTGAAAATCCCGGCCACGATCGACGTGTCCAGGGTGCCTACCGCCCGTGGCACGTTCGGGCCGAGCTTGAGGGTCGCCCCATTGAGAGCGACGTGCGCCCGGTACCGGGGGAAAGTGTTGTCGACAAAGACCGCCGAGTTGAGGTAGTAGGTCGCCCCAGGGACGCCGTTAACGATCTCCCCGGCGTCGAGCACTGCTTGGAGCACCGGCCCGATATCAGTCAGGCCCGATGTGTCGCCCATATCGATGGGCACATAAGCGCCAGGAGGGGACCACGTGCCGCCGTTGTTGCCATCGGCGACCAGGATGCTCCCGGCCGCCGGCGGGCTGTACACGGCAACGCCGGGTGGCTGGATCCCGGTCCGGCCGGCCGGATTCGTCGCCTGACCATTCGGGACCAACATGTTGTCCAAGAACCACTGCTGGATCGTGGTCGGCGTGATCGCACCCGGAGCGAACGTCTGAGTGGTCCACGCGCCCTGATAGAGGGCGCCGACCGTGATCGGCTCGGTGCCGAGGACCGTGTAGCTGCCGGCCACGGTCTACCCCCCGCTCAGCTGGCTGGCGGAGCGGCCGGCCCGGACGCCGCCGGAGTCACAACCGCCGGGACCGCCGGTGACCCGGCTGGAGCGCCGGCCGCCTGGGTTGCGGCCGCACCGGACAGGGCCGCCAGCAGCTCGCTCTTCACCTTCGCCACCAACGCCTCCACGTTCACCGCCGGAGCGAACTTCGACACCTCGTCCTGCACCGTCTTCACCAACGAACCCTCGAGCGTGGCGATCCGCTGATCCAAGCCGGGGATGGCCGCCACGGCCGCCTGGGCGACCGGGAGCTCGCTGGCCACCACCGGACCGACCGTCTTCATCCACGTGGTGTAGTGGTAGATGAACCCGAGGACCGAGACGCCGGTGAGGCCGAGGCCTCCGGCGATCGACGCCACCTCCGCCGAAGACGGCAGGTGGCCGGAGGTGAAGTACCCCTGGACGAGGGAGAGGACTCCGACGACCGCGCCGACGACGGTGGCGACCGTGGGCTTGGTGTGCGGGCTCGCTGTGGTGGTCATGGCCGGGATGATCCCGGGCGGCTAGGGCGTCGCCTGCTGGTCGACGTCGTCGGCCACGTGGGCTTCGGCGGTCTCCGCAGGGTGCAGCACCTCCGCCTCGAGATCCCGGCCGACCTGACGTAACCGTTCGCCGGCTTCGACGGCTCGCACTGCGGTGCGGTACTCGTTGTGGCCGGTGACGAGCACCACGATCACGATCGACGCGCACAGGTTCGGCCCGATCCGGGAGTTGTCGAGCGGCCAGAAGTCGGCCACGAACCGGGCCCAGCCGAACACGGCAAGGAAGACGGCGAGGACGCCGCCGATCACGACCGCTGCAACCAGGAGCCCGAGTGCGAGCCCGCGGGCGAGATGGGTGGCGTGATGGCGCAGCGGGACGCTCACCGGCGGCCGGCTCTCGAGGTGGCTTCCCTCAGTTGGCGGCGCAATTCGACCCGCAGCTGACGGTTCTCGGCTCGCAGATCGGCGACATGCTCGGGCTCGTCGGGCGGCCGCTCCTCGAACGGTTGCTCCGGGCGATGGTGGTGGAGCAGGCTCATTTCTGGTGGCGCCGTGTCGGTGTGTGATGCGGGCGCTGGCGGCCCGGCTTGCGGCCGGGCGTCACCGTAAAGGGGGGCTCGCCGGAGCCGGTGGCGTTGCGACCCGGTGCGGGACCGTCGTCGACGGCGGCGCCGGCCGGGTGGCGGCCGGGGTGGGTGTGGCCGCCAGGAACCGCTGGATCTGAGCTTTGGTGGCCTGCTCGGCGGGGGTGAGATGTTCACCCGGCTGCGAAAGCACCTCGATCAGGAACCCGCCGAGGATCTCGTCGAACCGCTCCTGGCGGGCCAGCTGGGCGGACTGGGCGGCGATCTGTCGGGCCTGCGCCGCGATCGTCGCCGCCTGGGCGTTGAGCGTTCCCGCCTGGGCTTTGACGGTGCCGGCCTCTGTCTGCTGACTGTGGGAGGTTTTGACGCTCGAGAGCTGGGTGTCGCGGATCAGCCACACACCGACCCCAGACCCGACCGCGGCGATCAGGGCGGCCACCGCGACGACCACCAAGATATGGGCCGTCTTCCTCGTCGGTAGCCGGCGGGCCAGCTCTCGGGCCGCCTCCGCGTAATCCTTGAGCCCATCGGCGAGGTGGTCGATGGAAGTGTCGTCGCTCAGCGTTGTCCCGTCGTCCGGTGCGACTGTCACTGCGTCCCCCCCTCGGTCGTGTGCCTGCGCTCGTCGAGCTCGGTCTGGATCCTGACGACAGCGGTCATCACCGCCCGGTTGGTGACGTTCACCTCGGCGATGTGGCGGTCGAGGCGCTCTTCCACTTGGGCGAGGCGCTGCCGGTCGTCGGCGAGGCGGCCTAGCGGGTTGCGCATCACTCGGCCCTTCTCGGCCGTGTCGGCGGGGTCCTGGCCTGCCGGTCGGATAGCACTGCGAGCAGCTTCTGCAGTTCGTTGGTTGTGTCGAGCAGTCTGCCGGTCGCTTCGACCATGGCCCCCATCGCCGCCGCGTCGCGGTCCAGCACTGGGATCACCGCCTGGCCGGCCGCGGTCGAGCGCTCCAGCGCCGGGATCACCTGGGTGATCATCTTGTCGGTCATGTCCGCCACCGCCTTGCGGGCCGTGCCGATCTCGCGGATCAGGAAGCCGACGATCGCCCCGGCGATCGCCACGTAACCGGCGAGGATCGGTGCCAGCAGCGACCACGGGTCGGTCAACGACGGTCACCGCCCTTGGCCTGGCATCACGGGGCGGCTACCCACACGGTGGCTGTGAACGAGTCTTTCGGGACGAGGGAGTGGAACACGATTCGGGCGACGTTTGGCTGCGGGGCGCCGGAAGCGAAGTCGACGGAGGCGTCGCAGGCGTGCCAGCCCTGCCGGTCGTACCCCGACGCCCAGTCGCAACGGACGTTGACGATGTCGTGGGGGGTTGACCCGGCGTCGAGGACGACGTCTGCGGCGTACCAGCCGGCGTCGTCGGTCGTGAACCCGTTGATCGGGTAGGCCTTCATGGTGTTGTCTCCCGGGTAGTTGCGCGACGGTGGCTGAGGAAGCTGGGCGGGCTTGGGCGGTGCAGGCAGGCTGGCGGTGAAGAAGTCGTCGGAGAGGAGGGATTCGTCCCAGGTGCCGTGATCGATCCACTGGGTGCCGTCCGCTTGGGGGTATTGGCAGGCACCGGGCCCGCAGATGTGCTGGCCGATCCCGTAGTGGGCGGACAGGAGCCGCCACGAGCTGCGGGGGATGCCGGCGGCGGCGATGGCGTCGAGGACCTGTTGGGACCATGAGGCGGGGCAATACACGACCGGAAGGGTGATGCCGGCCTGGTGGCGTTCGGTGACGTAGACGGGTGCCTGGGTGATGGTGGCATCACCGGGTTCGACGTCGAGCCCGAGGCCGCGGTTGGCGAGCCACACGGTGAGCTCGACAAGGTGCGCCCCGGGGTGGGCGTTGGCGATGGCCTGGTAGTCGGGCCAGTTGCCGTCGTCGTAGCCGGCGAAGGCGGTGATGTAGCTCGGTAAGCCGAGCAGGGCCTGAGGGTTGACGGAGTCGGCCATGCTGATGGTCATCGGTCCACCTCAGATGATGGAGAAGGTGAGGCCGGACAGCCACACCGTTGTCGAGGTGCCCGGTGTGACCACGCCCGCCGCTGTCACCGCAACATCCACGGATGTGGCTCCGTTGGTCGCAGCGAAGTGGCCGTTCTCGGAAGGCCCATACGGCAACGTGAAGGCTGCGCTCCCAGCCGTCCCGGCCGACAGGGCCCCGCGCATCCTGATCACGTTCCCCTCCCGGATATAGCCCGGCGGCGTGCCGGAAGCCCCCCAACCGTTCGTGAACGCCGTGATCGCCGTCCAGGTGGTGTCGCCGTAGAGATAGCTGGGGTTGTCCCGGAGGTAAGTGTTGAGGTCGGCTGATGTGGCGGGGTCGCCGACCGCCCACGTCTTCGGCGAGGTCCAGCTCACGGGGCCGCCGGCGGCAGGTCGTGGCCGGCGTTCTCGGCGACCAGCTGGTTGATCGGCTCGCCCGGCGCCCAGTTGCGGGTGGCCGGCTCCGGGCGGGCGTCGAGGACAGCCTCGATGGTGGCCATCTCCACGTCGGTGGGCCACACGACGGGAATCCAGGCGAAATGCCCGTCGTGGGGTCCGTCGACACAGAAGAACCGGTGGTCGAGCCGGGAGGCGTACTGGCTGCTGTTGCAGCCCGGCCAGGGGCAGTCGACCAGCCAGCGGCCATGGTCGACCCGGGCCGCCGACGTCACAGTGGGATGGGCGCCGGTGGGCCACTCCCCGCGGAGCTGGCCTACGAGGGGGGCGGGCACCGTGCCGGGATGGTGGCGCCAGTGACGCCACACGACCGCCTCGGCAGCCGTGTGGTCGGGGCGGTCCCGGGCAGGCGTGTAACGGTCCTCGCCGGCGATGATCACGCCGTTCACGGTGACCGCCGGCTAGAGGCTATCTAGATACGGTTTACCAGCCCCAGCGGTTGCCGACGTCGAGCTGGTCGAGAATCGGGTCGTCGAGGATCAGCCACGGGTTGGTGCCCGTCAACGACACATGCCACGTGGTCAGCCAGCCGTTCGGCGGGGTGATCTCGTGCTCGACGCCTTCCAGCCGGACGACGAGGTCGACGGGCGGGCCGCCGCCAGGGATGTTGTGTTTGATGGTGGTGACAACCTGGCCGATGTCGAGGCCGAGCACGATCGGCCACCACCGGTCGTCGACTCGGGGATCTATCGTCAGGTTGCCGACCCGGTATTGCGGGAAGGCGGTGTCGGCCAGGATCCACTCGGCGCAGTACAGGGCGTCCAGGTCGGTTTCCATGAGCAGGTCGGAGAGGCCCTGCATGGCGCGATTCCCGAACTTGGTGACCGAGGTGGCGTTGGCGGCCTCCTGGAGGTTCCCGTTGCGGCGGGTGACGGCAACGTCGTTCCACAGTTCGGCCCGGTCGAAGTTGAGGGTGAGCCCTCCCATGGCGTAGGCGATCTCGGCGGGGTAGCTGGCGCCGCCGTCGCCGAGCGATGCGAGCGAGGCGAGCTCGGGGTAGCGGTAGCGGTGGTAGCGGTCCTCGAAGGTGAGGACGCCGGCGGCGTTCACGTAGCACTGGCCTTGCTCGGTCTGCTCAAGCTTTTGCAGGAAGTCGAGGACTTTGGTTTGGACCTCGGATTGGGTGTCCTGTTGGCAGAGGGTGTGGCCGGTGTCGATGTTGAGGAGCCGGGCCGGGTAGGCGAGCAGGTTCTCCATGACTTGGGAGACCATCTGGCCGGTTTGCTGGGAGCGGAACGCGGCCAGGTTGTAGTGGTTGGCGACCTGGGCGGCGGTGAGCGCGACCGGGTAGACGGCCACCTCCTGTATGTCGGCGCCCTGGCCGGAGGTGGCGTTGATGTCGAAGATGCCCTGCCATGGCTCGACGCCACCGCCTGACCCGCCCCCGGTTGTGGCGGCGAGCGTCCCGTCCATATAGAGACAGCAAGTGCCGACGGACCCGCCGGTGGCGGCCACCACAGTCCCGACGAGATGGTGCCGGTTGCCGTCGTTGAGAGCTCTGGTCACGGTCGGGCCGAAGCCGGCGCCGTTGCCGTTGATGAGCAGCTGGGCCTGCACAGGCGGCCCGATTACGTACAGTTTGAATGAGAACTGGGTGCCGCCGAGCGTCGCGATCACGCTGGTGTGGGTGAGGTGGTTGGCGCTGGTGTCACTGGACTTGTACCAGTATTCGATCGACACCCCGGGGGAACCCGATGGCACTCCGGCTGGCGCGGTGATGCCGGACCCGGCCGGCCCTATCGGTCCGCCGACGAACTGTGCGCTCGTTGTCGGGTCGGCTGGCAAGGCGCCGCTCTGGCCGAAGGTCACGACCGAGGGGTTGACCGTGCCGGTGTGTCCGTTCCCCGACGCGTCGGCGGCGATGGTCGCGCCGGCCGGCTCTCCAAGGCGCCAGTAGGCGACGGCCCCGTCGGCGATCACCTGGTTGGGATAGCCCGACGAGAGGACCCGCGCCGCGGCCAACGCTTTGAACAGGTCGGTCGCCACCAACGGGACCTCGCCCTCCGAGAACCCCGGCCAGTTCTGCGGCCAATCATCCACATAGCCGGTCCACAACGGATAGAACGTGCCCGCCCAGGTCGCACCCACCTGGATCACCTTCTCCGGTTGCACATTCGGCCAGTAAGGGCCGGCCGAGTTGGTCGGATCGAACCGCCGGTCCCGGCCGTCCAACGTCACCGTCGCCGTGCCCGCCTGGAACTGCGCTTGCGACCGCAGCAACCGCTCCCGGCCACGCTTCGACTTCACCTGGCGCACCCACCCCGACCCGCCCGGGCCGGCACCCGACGCCGGCCCGATCTCGGTCCATGTGAGCGTCGGGTCGTACGGGTTCGACGCGAACGCGACGCGGACCGACAGCTGCGGCAGGCTCATATCGTCAACGTCGACGTGCCGTTGACCTGGCTGTTGCCGACCAGCCACTGCCGCAGCGCCGGCCCGACTGTGGCCACGAAGCGCGACGAGTCGAGCACATTGCCTTGAACGACGATCGTCACCTGGTACGTGTTGCCGCCGGGCGCTCCCGCGGCGACCGGGACAGACGCCCCCCCAGCGGCCGCCGCCGCAGCCGGGGTCGGCAGAGCGAACTGGGTGCCGGCCATCTGCCCGGCAAGCCCTCTCACCGCGGCGAGCGGCCGGTCGGCGCCCCCGTTGATCCCTTGCTCGAGTCCGAGCATCAAGAAGTTGCCGATGTCGGCGAATTCCTTCGACGGGGACCCGATCCCGAAGAAATGCTTCACCCCGCTGATCACGCTCTTCCCGGCGTTCTCTACCGCGTTCACCGGGCCCGAAGCGGCCGACGTGATCCCGTTCGCCAGGCCCCGCATCAGCTCCTCGCCGGCGTTGACCAGCCAGGACCCGGCGCTGGCGAACACGTTCTCGATGTCACCGGGGATCCCCTGGATGAACCCGACCACGCCCCCCCAGGCGTTGCGGGCGTCGGCGTCGATCTGGCGCCAGTGGCCCATGATCAGCCCGACGACGGTGGCGTCCATGAACACCCGTTTGATGCCGCCCCACACGGCCCCGAAGAAGTGCTCCACGTCGCCCCACACAGCTTTGGCGTCGCCCTCCACCTGACGCCAGTGCTGGATGAGCAGGGCCGGGATGAGACCGACCCCGCCGGTCATGACACCGATGATCTCCGGCCACCACCTCTTGAAGAACCCTTCCAGATCGCCCCAGATGGCTTTGGCGTCCCGCTCGATGCCGTGCCACACCCCGGCCAGGTCTTTGCCGACGTCGTCGGCGATCTTGGTGATCTCGCCCCACACGGCCTTCCAGTGGGTGACCAGCAGGACGACGCCGGCGATCAGGGCGGCCACCGCGGTGGCGATACCGAGAGTGGCAATGTTCTCGGCGATGAACGCCGCGGTGGCCGAAGCGGCCATGGCCACGTTCTCGGCGATGAAGCTGGCGGCCATAGCGGTGTGCTCGGCCAGCCACACCCCCCCGGAGGCGACCATCTTGGCGGTCTGGGAGGCGTACTGGGTGGCCATCTGCGCGCCGGATGACACGACATTGAGGAGCTTCGGGCCGAGCTCGACGGCGTCCTTGCCGAGACCGACGAGGGCTTTGCTGGCGTCGGTGACCGACTTCACCATCTTCACGCCGGTGTTGATGGCGAAGGCGGCCATGACCAGCGCGAGGGGCCCGGCGATCGCTGCCCCCAGGGCCTTGGCGGCGGCCCTGTGCTTCTCGAACCAGGCCACCGTGCCGCCGACCGCGCTCATGACCGTCTCCAGCTTGGGGATGAGGAACTGGCCGAAACTGATCCCCAGGGATTGGGCGGTCGCCTTGGCCTGGTCGATCTGGAAGTTGAGATCGTGCTGGACTGTCGAGAGGCCCTGCACGTGGCCGCCGGCCTCGGTGCTGGTCGCCCCGATCGCTTTCACGTTGGCGTTGAAGGTGGCGGCGTTGCCGCCGGTCAGCTCGAGCGCCGCCTGCATGCTCTTCGTGCCGCCGACCATTTTGGCCAGGGCGGCGGTGACCGTCTGCTGCGTGCCGGTCATGCCCTTCAGCGACTTCTGCGCAGCGTCCTGGGTGCCGGTGAGCGATGCCACCGACCCCATGAGCGTCTTCTGCTCGGGGTCGAGGGTGGCCAGCGTCTTCTTGTACTTGGCTGCGCTGACGGTGCCGCGCTCGTAGCCTTCGGCGGTGGCGGTGAGACCCGGGCCGAGCTTGGCGGAGTCGGCCGCCAGCGACGCCGACGCTTTCGACTGGGCCTGCATCGTCGCGATCCACACGAGCCCGCCCTGGGTGTGGCTGGCGACCGCCTGGGTGAGCACCCCCAGGGTGCCGGTCAGGCCGCGCGAGCCGAGATGCTGGGCGACGTCGACCGAGCTGAGCCCGAGCGAGGCCATCTCTTTCGACGCGGCCGCCGTCGGGTTCGACAGTTGCAGGATCGTCTGGCGCAGGTAGGTGGCGGCGTCGGCCGCGGGGGTGCCGCCGGCGGTCATCGTCGACATCGCCCCCAGCACCTGGGACAATCCGATATGGGCGGACGATGCGGCTGGCAGAACCTTGCCGAGCGAGCCGGCCAGGTCCTGCATGTGGGTTTTGCCGGCCGCGACGGTCGCCACCAGCTGGGAGGTGACCAGCGCAGCCTGCGTGGCCGGCAGGTGGTAGTCGTTGAGCGCGGTGGTCAGCCCGTCGGCGACGGTGGCCATGTCCGCCCCGCCGACCTTCGCCCCCTCCGCCGCGGCGCGCAGCACGGTCAGCCCCCGGGCGCCGTGATAGCCAGCCGATTCGATCATGTACATGCCGGCCGCCAGCTCCTGCGGTGTCGTGCCCACCGCCGGCGCCATCGCCTTGATCCCCTTCGACACCATGCCGATCGCCGACTCGGACTCGCCGGCGCCGGTCACCAGCTCTGTCATCGACGTCTGGAAGTTGGCGGCCAGATGGACCGACTCGGTCCCCGCCGCGATCAGCCCTCCCGCCAGCGCCCCCGTCGCCACCTTGCCCACGTCGGAGAGCACCTGGCCGTAGCCGCCGGCGTGCGACTTGGCCTTGTCGAGATCGGTGCCGATCTTCGATATCGCCCCGGAGAACGGGATGCCGAGGGCGCCCATCTGGTTGCCGAGCGCCGTGAACCCCGACCCGGCCCGTGACGTGTTCTTGTCGAACGAGTCGCCGAGATCCTTGGAGTCGCGGTCGAGCTTGGTGAGCTGGCCTTCGGCGTCTTTCACGCCCCGGCCGACGCCGGACGCGTCGAGGACGTATGCGGCGGTCAGTTCCTTGCTCACCGGAACCACCCGTGGCAGCGCAGAATGTTGGTGATCCGCTCGAAGGTGGCGTCGAGGAGCCCGGGCCCGAGCTCGTCGACCGACCTATAGGCGAACCGGGGCGGCGGACCGCCTTTGGTGTAATGCACCTCGTTGGTGCCCTTGCCGGTGCGGTTGCGGCGGGACCAGTTGACGGCGAACTCCTGCACCCCGGCGTACGGCAACCGGTAGCGCACCCCGGCCCGGGTGCCGGTTGCGAACGGTCGCCCGTCGGCCTTCAACGCCCCCGTCTTGCCCTGCGGGGCGAGCTCGTTGGATCTGGCCGCCACCGTCTTCGCCCCTTCGCGCAAGGCGGCGGTCACCTCCCGTGGGCTGGCGTCGGCCGCGGCGCGCAGTTCGGCCCGGAGCTCCTTCAGCCCGGTGATGCGGACGGGCATCAGTTGGCCCCGTTGCGGTGCAGCACGGCGTGCATCTGGCTGGCGGCACGCATGTCCTCGACGTGGCGGCGGTGCCGCTCGTCGATCTCGGCCTTCGCCCGGCGGGCCTCGAGGAGCCCGCACGACGCCTCGAACACGGACGCCTCGAGGGCGAGCGTGACGTCGGGGGCGAGCCCGACGTCGATCCACAGGCCCGCCACTGTGGCGGCGGCCGAGCCGTAGCGGGCCACGAGGGCGGCTACGGGGCCGGGGCCGGCTCTGGGATCGGCTGGGTAGGGCCCAGGCTCCCATCCTGCTCCGCCGGTGCCGCAAGCGGCTCCTGGGCGACCTGGGCGGGCTCTGCGGCCGGCTCAGGGTCGGGCTGGCGGACGAAGTCGTAGTCGATGGTGTTGAGGAAGGTGTCGAACTTGGCTGGGGCGTCGCCGGAGGCCCGGAGGCGGTGCCAGGCGAAGAACAGCATCCACGTCACCTGGAAGCAGATCGGCGGGGCGTCGGCGGCCTCGAGCTCGTCGAAGTCCACTTCCTGGTCGTCGTCCTTGCCGGCCGCCTTCAGCGCCGCAGCGGAGCTGGCCATGTCCTTGCCGACGGCTTGGAAGACGGTGACGAAGCTGGACTTGAACTGCTGCTCCCAGTCGACCTGCTCGCGCGCCGACCACGGCGCCGAGGGGTCGACCTCGACGGGGTCGCGGCCGTCGCGTGTGATGACGATCCTGGTGGCCATCAGTACGCCGCAACCTGGTTGTTGAGCACCGCGGTGACCGACTGGCCGGAGGTGGGCAGCACCGACGTGCCGGCCAGGGTGAGCTCGGCCGGGCCGCCCTCCGGCGAGCTTTCGGGGAAGGCCACCATGAACCGCACCTGCGGCGACGAGACAACCAGGGTGTCGCCGGTCGGCCCCGAGAACTGGCAGGACACCGACCCGAGATGCGGGAACGGCTGGATCGTCGACAAGGCGCCGGGGGCGGTCGACCCGTAGTAGGTCTCGCGGAACAGGTCGGTGCTGGTGGGCAGGATCTTCAGCGACCAGTCCGTCTGCAACTTGCCTTCCACCACATCGGCGGGTAGCACGGTCGCCGAAGCGATCGGCTGGTCGATGTGGGTGTCGAACTTGATGCTGCCCCCCGAGACGGCGTAGGTGCGCCCCTCGACGCTGAACGCTCCGCCGCCGGCGGTGAAGTACCCGACGGCGGACGGCAGCTCGAGAGTCGTCTCGGTGTAGGCGGCGGCGAGCAGCACCGCGTTGCACGACATGACCGTGGCCTTGACGGCGACCTTGCCGGCCTCCTCCCACGACAACTCGATCGACGACACCTTCGAGTCCTGCAGCTCGGCCCAGTCGGCGGTGCCGAACGAGCCCCACGCGGTCATGTACGGCAGCACGGCCGCCGGCGAGATCGTGTGGGTGTAGCCGGGGGTAACGGTGCCGGAGCTGGCGGTGTAGGCACCGGTCGGGGCCGCGGTGACCACGAACGTGAACTGGGTGGCCGCCCCTGGAATGCCGCCGGTGATCGACGCTACCGTCCAGGTGCCGTTGGGGTTGTTGGTCGTGAAACCGGCGACCCCGGCGACGACGATCTGCTGGCCGACGTACAGCGGCGACGAGGCGACCGTGGCGGTGACCGTCGTCCCCACGTTGGTCATGGCGGTGATGGTCACCGGGGTGGAGGTGACGGCGTCGGAGCCGAGCACGCCGAGCAACAGCAGGCCGAGCAGGTTGGGGGTGCCGAGAGTGCCGACGTCCTGGCCGGGTTTCACACCTTGGCGGTCGAAGCCGAGGATGTCCCGGTTCGACCAGGTGAGCGGGATCTCGTTCTCGGTCAGGTCCAGCTTGCAGATCGACCCGCCGTCGACGCCGTACCCGTAGGTGGCCGCGGTGGCGGCGGTGCCCTTGGCGGTCTGGCGGGACAGGCCGGCCCTGGAGAGGCGGCGCTGGATGATCGAGGCCATCAGGCGCCCGGCTGAGCCGCTGGTGCGGTCCCTTCCGACGTCGGAGTGCCCGCCGGCGTCGTGGCCGGCGTGTCGGCCGCCGGCGTGTTCGGTCCACCAGTGGGGACCGGCTCGTCGCCGGTAGGCACGCCCGGCTGCGTACCGGCGGGCGTCTCGTCCGCGGGCGTCTCGTCCGCGGGCGTCTCGTCCGCGGGCGTCTCGTCCGCGGGCGTCTCGTCCGCGGGCGTGTCAGGCGCCGGCGGGTCGGCCGGCTCGAGCAGCTCGGCGAACGTATAGGACTCGCTGCCATCCGGGCTGGTGTAGGACACCCGGCACAGCTGGTCGAGGGCGGCCTGCTCGTCGGCGTCCGCCGGCTCGAGGTCGCCGGCGGCGAAACTGTAATCCTGCTCGTGGCCGCCGAGCACGAAGTGGTCGATGTTGGCCCGGATCCGGTACTTGCCGAAGGCGCCCATCAGATGGCTTCCCCACTGAGCGTGAACGTGGCCGAGCCGGTGATGGCGGTCACATGCGCCCGCACCCAGCGGTCGAGGCCAGCGGACACGGCGCGCACCGTGCCGGCGGCGGTCTGGGCCGGGAACGACGTGACGTTGCGCCAGGCGTCAGTGGCACCGTTGTCGAAGCTGGTCTCGACGGCCACCGTGTAGGTGGTCGGCGCGGCGGTGGTCACCAGGTCGAGGCGCACCTGGCCGGCGCCGGCCACCTCCACCCCGGGGAAGGTCGCGGTGGTGGTCACCGCCCCCGAGCTGGTCGACGCCAGCGGGCCGCCGCGGGTGAACCGGCCGACGGTGCCGGCCACCATGTCGATCCCGCGCGGCGAGATGGTCGCGGAAGAGAGGTCATCGGCCACAGCGGCGGTCCTTTCGGCAGGTTGCGCTCACGCCGGCGAGGATCGAAGCCGGCTAGACCGTTCGGCTCAGATCTCCGACTGGGTGCGCCGGCGCACAAGGACTGCGTCCACTTCGGGCAGCCCGGTGGGTCGGTCCGGGGACGGCAGCGAGAACAGGATGGTGGCGCCCTCCGTGATCACCTGGGCGGCGCGCTCGGGGTAGTTCGACACTTTGGCGGCGTGCGATATCAGTTTCTGGGTGGCGGCGCGCAGGTCGGCCGGCGGGTTGATGGCGCCGTGGGTGAACCACATCTGGTAGCGGCCGGAGATCCACGGCCGGTAGTCCGCCCAGGCCAGGGCGCCGTCGAGGACGCGCAGCATGGGGATGTCCGCAACCGGGTCGAGGGCGACCCCGTTTATGCTGCCGGCATACACGGCCCCGGCGCCCGACGGCGGACCTGACCACGGCACCGCCCCACCGGAAGCGATCATGACCGGGACGGTGAGCGCCGCCACCGTGTAGGTGGTTTTGGTGCCGTCGAAAGTGCCGGTGCTGGTGGTGGTGGCAACCAGGCCGCTCCCCGAGCCGCCGATCTCGAGCAGGTAGCCGGCGCCGATCTTGCCGACCTGGTTGCCGGCCAACTGCACCGATGTTGCCGAGCCGGCCGCCACCGATGTGTACAGGGCGGCGGTCCCGGCCGGCTGGGAACCGACCACCGGGTAGCGGAACCCGGGGATGAGCATCTCGCCGGCCCCCCATCCGTACGGCAGGCCGTTCACGGTCCCGGAGATGTAGAGGGCGTCGGTGAGGGTGCCGCGCAGGACGTCCCATTCTTGGCGGGCGCCGGTGAGCACCGGCGGGTAGCCGAGGACGTCCTCGACGAGGTCCTCGGCCTGGTCGATCAGGAACAGCAGCTGCTCGTCGGTGCAGGCCGCCAGGTTGGTGTCGGCCTGGCGCAGCGTGTAGGGGTGCACGAGCCGGCCGGCCACCACGTTGACCGTCACCGGCTGCGTGTAGGCCACCCCCGACACCAGGTAGGTCCAGATGGCGGTCAGCTGGTCGAGCTTGGCTTGCGGTGGCAGCGCCCACGTGTAGGCCCCGGTCGACCCGCCCACCGCCGCCCCGGTCGCGCTGTAGAGCTGGGTGACCCCGTCGCCGGCGAACACGGTGACCGACGGGAGGGCGTCGGGAGCGACCGGGGTGCCGCCGTCGGTCTGGACCTGAAGTCGGATGGTGGCCGGCTGCCCGGCGACGGCCCGCACGAGGGCCTCCGGCTACTTCTTGGCGGAGGGTGCCTCGGCGCCGAGGAGCTCCTCGAGCCTGGCGACCCGGGCCTTCAGGTCGGCCGCCTCCTCGGCGCTGATCCCGCCCGAGCTCACGCCGGCGCCGGGGGCGAACGCCACGTTGGCCTTCGCCTCGGCGGCCCGCTCGACGGCCTTCTCGTCGTCGGTGAGCGGCCGGGCCCGGGACTTCGCCAAGGTCGTGATGAACCGGGCGTGCTCGGGGAGGATCCCGAAGTTCTTCCGCAGGAACTCCGGGTCCCGGTTGAGCTGCTGGCCGGGCTGGGCCAGGATCGTGACCGGACGGTTCAGGTTGGCTCGCTCGTCGTCGGGATGTCCCGGCGGGGCCGGATGCTCGAACACGATGGTCTGCTCGGCACGCTCGAATCGGTCCATCAGATCCTCCTTACGGGCCGGTGAGGCCGTTGATCGCGCAGATGGCACGGGGCTGGACGACGGCGAACGCGGCCCGCAGCTCGGCCAGGATGGCCACCATGCCCCGGGTGAAGAAATCCATGTACTCCGTCGACGCCGTCACCGACAGGCCGGTGCGCATCCACATACGGCAAGCGGTCCGGAAATCGCCGCACGCCGCCGTGCCCTGGGCGGTCAGCGGGGAGATCACGGTGGTGAGCCCCCACAGGCTCTTGATGTCCGACTCGGTGTTCGGCTCGAAGATGTAGCGGCCGTAGGCGTCGCGCTTCAGGACGGCCCACTCGTAGTCGAGCGGGGAGACCACGAACGCGGTCGGATCCGCGAACAGGACCAGCCGGATGGTGGTCATGGCCCGGTGGTAGGCGTCGAGCTGGTATTCGGAGGTGTGCCCGGTCGACTGGTAGGTGACGGTGCCGATCCCTGCCGCGTTCAGCACCCCCTGGAACTGGGTGTCGGTCGGCGAGCTGCCGGCCCCGGCCCACGTCTGCGCCTCGAGCTTCAGCCGGACGCCGGTCATCAGCTGGTCCTGCAGCAGCGGCTGCAGCTCGCCCTGGTCGGCGAGGACGTCCTTGGTGGCCGGGATGAACTGCGGCAGCCGCTTCACGCTGGCCTGCTTGAGGGCGAACTCGTAGTCGGCTTCGGGGGCGACCGTCCCGTAGGGGGTCTCCGCGGCGTAGTCGGACCGGACCGACTGCTGCACGTAGTTGACCATGTCGCTCTCGGTGGTGAGCATCTGGATGAGGTCCAGGAACATCACCTGACGGACCGGGATCTCGATCGGCGGCCACACCTGCTGGTCGATCGGCACGACGGCGCCGGCGTCGCCGACGTTGACCGTGGTCCGGGTCTGCAGCGCCCGGATCAGCGGCGAGTCCAGGGCGCCGCTGCCCTCGTCGTAGCCGCCCCGCTCGAGGACCTCGACCGGCGACGTCGAGAACCGGGTGCCCTGGCTTTTCAGTTCGTTGCTCTCGAGCAGGCGCTTGTACGGCTCGGAGCCCATGAACCGCTTGGCGATCTCGGCGAACTGGCGCCGCTCGGCCCGGTTGAGGGGGACGTCCCCGGCGCCGGCGAGCGGGTTGCGGCCGCCGCCTCGTTCGGCCGCCATGCGGGTCAGGACCTTCTCGAGGCGGCCGCGCAGGTCGGACGCCTCCGCCTTCAGGCCGTCCGATTCCTTCCAGCGGGCGTCGAACTCGTCGAACCGCTTGTCGGTCAGCAGGTTCACGCCCTCCGCCCGCAGGCGGTCGCGGTCGGCGTCGACCTCCGTCTTGATCCGCCCGGCCTCCTCCTCCTTCGACTTGATCTGGGCGCGCAGCTCGACGATCTCGTCCTCGAGGGTGGTGGTGGCACCCTCACCGCCCGCCACATAGGGAAGCAGGCGGCCGTCGACCAGCCAGTGAAGGCGGCCGCCGGAGACGGTGAGAGTCGGCTTGTCAGGCATGTCGCCTCCAGGGAAGTGCGCGGGCGCTGGTCATTGCCGGCGAGGATCGAAGCCGGCTAGACCGTTCAGGAGATCCCGGTGACCGAGCACATGGGGCCGAGCTCGCGCACCCAGCCGAAGCAGCGGAACTCGAGCGCCATCTCGACCATGCCGCGGGACAGGAAATCCAGGTAGTTCGGCGACACCCCGATCTCCAAGCCACCGTGCACCAGCAGCGCCACCGCGGAGAAGAAGTCGCCGACCACGGCGGTGCCGGGCGGCATCCACCGCGACGGGATCCACGTGTCGACCAGCCCGCGCAGCATGTGGATCACCGGCAGCGGCTGGGTGTTGCCGTCCCGCTCTGTCAGGACCGCCGTCCTGGTGATCGGGTTGCACACGACGGCCAGCGGCCGCTGGTACCAGCCGGCGTTGTGGACCACACCGGCGGCCTGAACGATGGCGTCCACTCGGTACTGGCCGCCCGTCTTGGCCACCGTCTCGCCGCCGGCGGCCAGCAGAGCCAGGATCCCGGTCCAGGAGTCGTTGCCGTTGATCAGATCGTTCTCGAGGCCGAGCCCGACACCGGCCTCCATGCGCCGGTTGATGATGCTCTCGACATATCCGGGCTCGTCAAGCTGGCCGACCGTGACAGGGAACGCGACCCCGAAGCGGGGCAGCAGCTGCAACGTCGGGGTCAGCCCGTAGTTGACCTGACCCTCCGGCAGTGACGTGCCCACCGGTACCGCGGTGGCGAGCACGGTCTCGGACAGTTCAGGGGCGAGCTCGGCCTGCAGCTTCTCGAACGGGATCGTCTCGACCATGCCGGGCAGCAGCGCCGCGGACGGTAGATCGGCGGTGACCGGGATGCCCTCGATGTCGAAGGAGACCAGGCCGAGCGCAGCCCGCAGCTCCGGCTGGTCGAGCACCGGGACGGGCCCGGCGGCGACGAGCTCGTGCGCCATGGCCTCCCGCCCGGAGGCCCGGGCTTTCAGGTAGGTCTCGGATTCGATGAAGCGCCGGCCGGCCCGGGCCCGCAACGTCGACAGGGTGAGCAGTTCGCCGGGGATCTCGACGTCGGTCATGGGTTGCCTTTCAGGTCGGCGAGCACCGGCGCCCAATGCTCGGAGCCGAGCGCCCGGTAGAGCCGGTCGCGGCTGTCGGTGTCGAGGCCCGGATCCTCCTCGGACGGTGCGCCCTCGGGCCCGTCGTGGGAGTGGTCGTGGGTGACCTCGTTGTCGGGGTCGGCCGCGTTGTCGCCGTGGTCGTAGTTGCCGCCGGAATGGGTGTGCTCGTGCGAGTGGGACGCGTCGCCGTGGGCGTGCTCGTGGGAATGCCCGGCCCGCGACGACGGGGCCCCGAAGGCGTCGGCTTTGATCGAGTCCGGCGGGTCCTCCTCCAGGTCCTTGCTGTAATGCGAGCGGAGATGGGCGGCCGCCGTCGCCTTCTGCTCGTCGGTCAGCGACGTCCCGCTCACCCGGCCCGCCGCGGCGTGCACCCCCGCCCGGGACACCTTGCCGTCCGGCTCGTGGTGTGGCAGCGAGCAGTCCTGCTTGGGATGGTCAGGGTCGTCGCCACGGCACACCGCGCACGCCGTCTTGTACTGGTCGTCGGAGAACCGGGATGCCGCGCCATCCCACGAGCCCTCGTCGACCCCCTTGCCGGTCGGGCCGCGCGTCTCGTGCCCGCACGAGCTGCAGATCTCGCTCGAGCGCCGGCCGAGATCGACCACGTTGAAGCGGGAACGCAGCCGGGACACCTCCCGCTCGCGCTCAGCCTCGTCGCCTTCGATCCACACCCGTCGTCGCGCGTTCAGCTCGAGGGTGCCGGTGTCAGGGTTGGCGCCCCTCACACATATCGAGGCCTCGGCCAGGTCGCCCTTGCTGATGATGTCGCACAGCGGGTTGTCGCTATTCCAGGTGATCTCCTCCGGCCAGAACCCGATCGACCACTCCTCGAGCGCCTCGTCGAGCATCGCCTGGTACACCCGGGCCACCATCGGATCGCCGATCTCGAGGTACATGCGCCCGGCGACGGTGAGAGCGTTGGCCGTCTCGGTCGGCTTTCCGGACCCGACCGGGGCGAGCCCCCACCCGTGGTTGTAGAACACCGGGATCGTCGGGTGCTTCGCGATCGACTCCTCGAAGCAGGCGGACTGGATGACCTCGGTCCAGTTCCACCCGACGTCGTACTCGAGGTCGTACGTCGACACTTTCGCCACGAACGTGCCCTCGCCGGCGTCGGGGGTCGCCCGGACCTGCATGCGGATCCGGCGCTTCGCGTAGGCCATGGCCGCTCACGATGCGGCCCGGCTAGAGATCAGGCGGCGAGGTCCTCGTCGAACTCGTCGTCGCCGGGCAGCACCCCCTCGACCTCTTCCTGCTCCTCACCGGAGTCCGGGTTGACCGTCGCCCCCTGCGGGGCCAGGCCCGCCGGCAGCGACCCCGGCTCCATCCACGGCTGATTCGCCCACTCGAAGTCCAGGTCGGCGAGCCCGGACATCCGGCGCAGTTCGTTCAGTGTGTACACCCGCTTCAGCTCCTTGAAGGCCATCGCCAGCGCCTCCAGATCCGGGAGCAGCCGGGCCGACATGTCGAACCCGCACGACAGGCCCGACCATTGCGGTGCCGGGTCGATGATCTGGGCCACGATCTCGTCGGTCGTCTCCGACCCGGCCGGGGCCAGCACGTCGCGCAGGAACTGCTCTCGCAGCTCCTCCACATTGCTTTTGATCGCCTTGTCCAAGATCCCGGCGATCGGCGGCGGCACATTGTAAGTACCGCACACCTCCTCGCGGGACAGCCTGGCCAGCTCCACCAGATCCGAGTACGACACCCCGCCGTTCATCGGCGACCACTCCCCCGACGTGATCAACGGTTCGCCGGCGTTCTCCGGTCCGGTGTACAGCTGGCGGATCTGCTTGCGCATCTTCGCCAGGTCATCGTCGTCGGGCATCTGGTCGAGCTTCAGCACACCCGACGGGCGCGCCGAGTTCTGAAAGAACCCGACCAGGTGCCGCGACATGGCGTCCATGAGGGCGATCGTCCACTGCAGGCTCTCGAGCGGGCTCGGCGCGATCGGGGCGTCGGGGTCGCCCTCGCCGAACTGGACGCATTCGGTCTGATCGAAGTACCTGGTGCCGGCGAAACCCATTGCCCGGTACCCGACGATCGGCACCTCGGTGCCCGCGATCGCCGACACCGTCCGCCACGGCACGTTCCACAATCCGGCCAGGCCGCCGTACCCGTCGGCTTCCTTCAACCACAAGGCATTGCCGTATACCAGCTTGTCGATCTGGGTGCGGCGCATCGTTCGCCGGCGTGAGATGTAGGGGGCCGGATGGTTGAGCCGGGTGTCGAGGACCTGGCCGGCGTTCGGCGGTCCCGGCTTCGTGCGGGGCAGGTCGCCGCGCACCGGGACCCGGTTACCCGAGGGGCCCCAGTCGGTGACCCGGATTGGGAAGGACGCCAATCCGTTGGCGATCATGTTCACGATCCCCCACACCCACGGGTTGCCTTTGTAGATCCGCCGCAGCGACAGGATCCGGGACTCGCCGGTCGGCAGGGCCGACATGCGCAGGCCGGCCCAGCTCTGCGAGTACTCGGACTGGTAGTTCGTGCCGGCGAGCGGCCACGACCGGTGGGAGACGTCGACGAGATCGCCGCTGGCGGACTTGACGTGCATCAGCCGTCGAGGACCTCGCCAGTGAACCTGGTGCGCCGATCCAGGTCGGTCCCGACCTCCCGCACCAGGTACGGGTCGTTCCCGGGGCCGTGGCTCGGCGCGTACGGCCGCTCGTCGCCGATGCGGAAGCTCTCCATCGCCTCGTGACGCCACACGTCGAGGTACCGCTCGAACAGCCAGCGCCGCCACGAGCGCTCGTCGTAGGTGGCCGCCGGCACCACGAAGTAGTGGTACACCCGGTAGCCCTGGCCCCGGTCGGGATGGTAAGTGTCGTAGCCGTTGGTCAGGATCTTCAGGGTCAGACCGCCGGCCTCGCCCCGGCCGTGGTCGTCGTCCCGCTTGAGGTCCTCGAGGGTTACCCGCCAAGATCCGTCCATGCCAAGCGTCGTCTTGGTGACGAGCTCGGCGAGGATGTCGGGGTAGGGGGCTCGCTGCACCATCGTTCGAGGCGTGTCGGTCACGCCGGCGAGGATACCCGCCGGCTAGGCCGGCGGGAGCTTCACGTCAAGCCCGTCGCAGTTCGGGCACAAGCACCAGCCGTCATCGCGTCGCACCTTCCGGTGCGAGCAATATCGGCACACCGTCGCCGTCCACGTCCAATAGCCCCGCAGGGTCACTGGCGCACCGTCTGGATGAGCAGCACCTGCGAGCGGGGCACGAACACCTCACCGGCCAGATCCACCTCCGGCTTGCCCAACAGCTTCGCCGACCACAACAGCAGACCGTCGTCCGCCGCCAAGACGAGCACGCCCTCGATCGACCGGTCGTCGGCGCAGTGCACGATCACCCGGCGGTGGATCGCCCGCTCCAGCCACAGCACCGGTGCCGGCTCCGCTTGCACTGGTATTTCTATACCAGTGGTGTGACGGTCACCGTTGCCCCGGGCCCTCACGACGAGGCCTCGCCGGCGCCGACATACACCCACCCCGGGGCCGGCTTCGCCAACCACACCGACAGCGCGTCCACCAAGGCCACGATCCCGTCCACCTTCTCCTTCGACCGCTCCTTGTCCGGCTTGATATTCCCCGCCGAATCACGCCGGACCGTCACATTGTCCGCCATCCATCGCAGCACCGGGTGGCCACCGTGGCGCAGCCGACGCGACCCGAGCAGCCGCTCCAGCTCCTTCGACCCGGCGTTCAACGCCGACGTCGTCTGCTGCACCGCCTGAGCCCACTTCGACCCCTTCCTCGCCTTCAACCACGACACGAGCTCGTTGACCTCCCACCTGTCGTAGCCGAGCCCGAGGACCCGGAACATCTGCAGGTCCCGGTCGATCTGATCCCGGATCGCCCCATAGTCGATCGTCTCCCCCTCCGTCATCGACAGCCAGCCCTCCCGGGCCCACAACTCGAAGACAGGCCGCATCGCGTCCTTGCGGTCCCGGACGGCCTTCTCCGGCAGCCAGAACCGGGGCAGCACCACATCCGCCCGCTTCCCGTCGCCCTCGTCGAGCGCATCCGGAAAGAACAGGACCCACGCAGCGAAGTCCGACGTGGACGCCATGTCCAGTCCCGCCCAGCACTCCTTGCCCCGCAGGTCCTCGGCGACAACCAGCCCGGAGTTCTCATCCCACAAGCCGAGATCCAGCCAGCGGGTCACCTGGCGCACCCACTGGTTCAGCCGGTACTGCCGGAAGGCGTTCTGCTTGCCCGGCGAGCTCGCCGCCTCGAGCGCCTCCGCCCGCAGCACATCGATCCGCAGAAAGTCGCCCAGCCCCGGGTTCGCCCACGCCCAGGCGCTCTCGTCGGTCCAGTCGGCGTCCGCCGGTGTGTTCCGCATGAACACGAACCGGGCCGGATCCAGCTCCGGCTCCCGCAACACCCGCTCCGAGTGCAGATGCTCCTCCGCCGCCATCGCCGACGGATCGTTGCCCGCTGTAGTCGCCGCCAACATCAGCGGCTCCGCCCTCGTGCCCATCCCCGTCTTGAGCGCGTCCCACAGCTCCCGTGACGGCTGGGTGATGATCTCGTCGAAGAGCACGCCGTACGGGTTGGAGCCCAGATTGCCCGAACCGTCGGCGGCGACCACCGCGTAGAACGAGCCGGTCTTCGGGTCGATGATCCGGCGGCGGGACTCGACGATGACCAGCCGCTTCGACAACACCGGCGACAGCTCCACCATCCGTTTCGCCACCTGGTAGATGACCCCGGCCTGGTCCCGGTCCTTCGCCGCCCCATAGATCTCCGCCTCCTCCTCGTCATCGGCGCACAACAGCAGGAGGCCGGCGCCGGCCACCAGCTCGGACTTGCCGTTCTTGCGGGCCAGCTCGATCCACGCCAGCGTGTACTGGCGGACGTACTCGCCGAGCTGCTCCTCCCAGCGGGCCGAGCCGAACAGCGGCCGGATGATCTCCTCGAGTTGCCACGGGGCCAGCAGGAACGGCCGGCGAGCCCACCGCCCCTTCGTGTGGACCAGCACCTCGTGGTAGAACCCGACCGCCCGGGCCGCCCGCGGTGCACACAGATGTGCGCCGCGCTCGGGGCACGACACGCCGTCCCAGGTGTACCCGCAGACCTCAAGAGAGGAACCGGCTGCTCGCACTCTGGCCTCCCGCGTCAGGCTGATCGGGCACCTCCAAGCGGGACCGCGACGACGGCGTGAGCCCGAACTCTGCGGCGAACAACCGGATCTGCGCGGCGCAATCCCGGGCGATCAGCACCGCCGGATTCTTCGACCGCCTCACGATCACATGGATGACCCCGTCCGCCGCCTTCCACTCCCTCTCCAGTACCTCGGTGATCAGACCGTTCCGCCGGATATCGCGCTGCGCCTCAGCCCACTGCGACCAGCACTCGCAGTAGGCCGCCAGCGCCGCCCGATCGACCTTCGCCAACATCCCCACCCGGTCGAGGGCCGGCACAACCCGCCGCCACTCCGCCTTCGCCTCCGCCGACAGGTTCGCCGGACAGCCAGGCGCCAACGGCGAGTGCTTCGGCTCCCTCTGGTTGATCCTCGACGGCCTCGTCTCGCCGTGCAGCACTTTCAACGCGGTCGGCGTCGGCTTCCGACCCCTCACAGCCAGGTCCTCGAGACCGTCTGCAGCTGCTCGACCAGGCCGCCCCGGGATTTCTCCCCGGACCCGGACTCGACGGAAAGCGGGCGGAGAAGGGGACTTCCCACCGCTGGTCGAGCAGCTGCACACAGCCCCAGGAACCGGCCGAGACCGGCCCGGATATGCCGGCGGAATACTCGCAACCGCCCGCTAACTCCAGCCAGCACCCCGGGACCGGCCCCGAAAACATCCAATTCGGGCCGCACACACGCGTGACTAGCGGAGGTGTCGAGGCCGACCCGAAAGGAAAAACGAGGCTGGGGGTCGACACAGCCGGCTTCGTGGCTGGGCGACGTCATGTAACGATCGTCCTGGTCTGGCTGTCGAAGGTGCGGTGGCAGGAGGGGCAGAGCGGCACGAGGTTGCGTTCGTCGTCGGGGCCGCCCTGGTCGTGGGGGACGAGGTGTGCTTTGTGGAGTCCCTTTCCTTTTCCGTCGGTGCCGGGCCATCCGCAGAGTGCGCAGCGGCCGCCGGTGGTGGCGAGTACGGCGGCTCGGGTGGTGGTGCGCCAAGCGCTTTTGAAGCGGTATCCGCGAGGATCACGCACCGGGCGGCACGGCCCTCCGCAGCGGCTGGCGCTCACGGGGGGCGTCGTCCTTGGTCGGGTCGTCGCTGTCGGGCTCTGGGGTGCCTTCGGGTTCGGGTGGCGACGTGGTCATGTCGAGGTCTCCGGGTTTGATGGTGGCGAGGTCTGTCGATGTGGGCAGTACGAGAAGGCGGACGTCGCCGCACACTGTGATGATGCGGTAGCAGAGTCGTCGCTCGGCGTACTCGCTCATGGTGTCTGGCACTTTGAGCACGAGCACGTCGTGTGGTCCGAGCTCGAGCTTGGCGATCTCGATGGTCAGCGCGTCGATGTCAGGCATCGGTGTTGGCTTTTCGTTCGTGGCGCCAGTCGTTGCCGTGCTGGTCCCACCAGTTGCGCTTGTGCAGCAGCTGGACTTCACGGTTCTGCTCGCACCAGGTGCACATTGATGCGCCGCGGTTCACTCGACGCTTGCCGCACGCCGGGCATAACGATCGTTGCTCTTCTGCGGCCTGCTCGGCCATGTAGCCCAGCGCGGCGATGATGGTGACGGCGTCGCTGGCGGTTGGCAGGCCGACGAGCCGGTCGAGGTCGGCTTGTCGGTACAGGACACGTCGTGCGCTGATCCGGATGGGAGCGAGCCGTCCTCGGGCGACGAGATTGGCGATGGTGTTTCGGTGGCAGCGCAGTAGCGCGCAGACTTCGCTGGTGGTGAGCAGTTGTGGCTCGTCGATCACGGTCATGACGGTGACAGCGCCCTAGAACGATCGGCGTGTGCAAACTTGTGCAATAGGGCTGGGACGTCTTGGGGTGTCGCTTTGGCGATCTGGGATCGCTCGGCTGGGTCGAATCCTCCCCATATGCCGGCGGGCTCGTTACGGCTGAGCGCTTCGGCTAGGCACTTGGCCCGTACCGGGCACGGCCGGCAGACGGCTTTGGCTTCACCGGCGCGGTCGGGGTCGTACATGAGCTCAGTGAGGGCGTGGCAGCGTGCGTGGTGATGCCAGACCGGGTGGGCTAGCTCAGCGAGCATTCGGCGGCTCGCAGTAGGCGCCGGCACCCGTGTCGCATCATGCGGCTTCTTCGGCGACGAGCTCGACGAGGAGCTCCCAGACTGACCCCTCGAGCGGGGCGACACGACGGGACCGCAACGTGCCCACCATTTCGGGGCCGATCCCGGGCATGCCGGCGGCGTACGTGGCCACCCGGTTGATGATCTGCTCGCCGACGGTCTCGAGGGCCTGCACCGTCGCCGGGTCGCCCGTGCCGCCTGTGTCGGCCATCGCAGCCGAGAACACGCGCCACGAGATGTTGACCGTGTGCTTGCGTTCGAAGGCCTCGACGCCGGCTGCGCCGCTCAGGATGTCGAAGTCGGTGTCGGGGATCCAGATCGACGCCAGCGGGCACGAGTCGGGCATGGTGACGATCGGGGCGACGTGCAGCCACCAGGTTTTCGGTCCGAGCCCGGCGGCGATCAGGTCGTCCTGGACGTTGGTGACGATGACGGATGGCAGGGTGGGCATCAGGCGTCGTCGGGCTGGTCGAGGAGTTGGCCTGGCGGTGGGATCGGCTCGCCGCGGAGTTCGGCGCGGGCGTAGGACAGCCAGTCGCGCATGATTTGCCGGTGTCGTTCGCGGCGCTGGTCGGCGATCGAACCGGGCTCGGGAGGCGGGTCGGGAGTCATCGGGCCGCACCGATCGGGTTGCAGTCGGGACAGCGCCGAGCGTTCCCGCCGGCGTCGAGGATCATGCCGGCCTGGTCGCAGGTGGCGCATTCGGGTCGCTCGTCGGCGAGCTTTCCGCGGGGCATTTCGCGGGGCATTTCGCGGGTTGGTTCGAGCCAGTTGGCGAGCTGTTCGGCATCAGAAAACTCGTCGGTGTTGGTGGTGGCGATGCGGTCGGCGAGTTCGACTCGTATGGCCCGGTTGGCGTTGCGGAGCCATCCGCCTGGGTTGCCGACGGGAGTTCGGGAGGCGGCGAGGTGGCGTTCGGCGAGCAGCCGGACAGCTCGATCGAGGATCGGGATTGTGCCGTTGACCTGCGGGTTTTCCCGGTTTGCCGGTTGTCCGAGCGCAGCAGCGGCAGCGGTCGATGTCGGCGGTGGTGAAGTTACCGCGGTACTTGCTGCTGCTTCTGTATCTGCTTCTGCTTCTGGGCGCGTTCCCTCGAACGGCAGGGGAACGTTCCCCGGAACGTTCCGGTGGTGTTGTTGGGAACGGTATTTACCTGTTCGCTTGGTGACGTCATCCGACTCGAACTGGCGGCTGTCCCACTTCGTCACCCGCCACGCCATGTGATGGTCAACCGAGCGCTCGACCATTCCGAGATCGTCCGCGGCGAAGCGCTCCAGGGTGCGCGACATGTCGCGCACCGGTACGCCGGCGAATTCGGCGATCTCCTCGTCGGTCATTGGCGAGGAGGCCGACAGGAGCAGCACGCCGGGGATGGGTGACTTTTTGGCGGCCCCGAGAACGGCTGCCCACATCCATCGCTGGTCGGGACGTACCCGACGCAGCTTCGGGTCGCCGAAGACTTCGACATATAGCCGGAACCATGGCCCGGCGGGACGGCCCACTGGTCGGCTAGCTCCCGGTGGCAGCAAGCATTCGGTCGACGCGCTGCAGCGCGAGAGGCTGCAGCCCGTCTCGAGCGGCGCACATGCCGTCGTCGGGGTCCTCGTGGGCACCCTGGTCGAGGGTGAGGTCGTGGATGAGGGCGAGGCGGTCATCGATGATGGTCATTGGCGGTGTCTCCTGTGTCGGGTGTGGTGCTGCCAGGCGAGGTCGGCGGCCATGAGGGCGCCGGTGATGAGAAGGGTAAAGACGAACCACAGCTGGCCGTCGGTCCAGGCGCTCATAGGTTGCCGACCCATCGGGCCCACAGCTGGGCGAGGGTGTCGCGGTAGGTCCAGCGGATCTCGAAGCCGTCGGGGACGAGGGTGTTGGCGCGTCGTGTCTGGTAGGTGCGGATGTGGACCCATTCGCCGGCGGCGGCGTGGAGTTGGTCGCGGGTGTCCTGGTTGAAGACGGCGTTCGCTCGGATCCGGCTGGCTGTGCGGGTCATCGGAGGACCTGGGCAATGGTGTCGAGGTCGCCGGGGCGCCACAGGTAGGTCTCGACGCCGGGGCACGCGCTGAGGAGACGCAACCATTCGTCTTGGGGTGGGGTGGTTTTGCCTTTCTCGGTTTTGAGTTCGGCAAGGGCGAGCCGAGGAGGTCGGCATAGGGCGAGGTCGGGCCAGCCGCGGGGCGAGTGGATGGATAGGAACGGGTGGTAGGTGGTCCAGCCGAAGATCTGGGCCATTTGGCGGACTTGGCCGAGGAATTGTTTCTCGGTGGTGGCCAGTCCGGCCGGGAGGGTGCGGGGAGGGGTCATGGGGCCGCCTTTCGGGCCCGCTTCTTCTCGGCGATCTCGGCCTTGTTGGCGTCGTAGTAGGCCCGCTTCTTCTCGGCGATCTCGGCCTTGTTGGCGTCGTAGTAGGCCCGCTTCTTCTCGGCGATCTCGGCCTTGTTGGCGTCGTAGTAGGCCCGCTGCTTCTCGGCGATCTCGGCCTTGTTGGCGTCGTAGTAGGCCCGCTTCTTCTCGGCGATCTCGGCCTTGTTGGCGTCGCGGTAGGCCCGCTGCTTCTCGGCGATCTCGGCCTTGTTGGCGTCGCGGTAGGCCCGCTTCTTCTCGGCGATCTCGGCCTTGTTGGCGTCGCGGTAGGCCCGCTGCTTCTCGGCGATCTCGGCCTTGTTGGCGTCGTAGTAGGCCCGCTGCTTCTCGGCGATCTCGGCCTTGTTGGCGTCGCGGTAGGC